CCATAGTATTGTAATATGGGTAATCTTCTTTCTTTGATTTAGAAATTCTTGAGTGGATTCCCATCCCAATTTTGTCTGCAAGTGCCGAGGCATTGTGCATTTTTCCACCTTTTCCTTCAAAAGTCATCTTACAAGGAATAGAACCAACCGAATCCCATAGAAATAATAAATTGTATGGAATATCTCCTTTTTCTTGAGCATCTAACATTTCATTAATAAAGTCAGTTGCCTGTTCAATATAATCGAAACTGTCGTTGAATATAAAATCTCCGTCCCATTCTCCATTACTATTTTTTTCCGCAACTAATCCTAATTCAATTGCGTGGTCCCAAGACCATTTTTTCTCTGTAATAATGAAAACAGGTAGATGTCCTTTTCTCTGAGCATCTGCCCCTGCCAAAATCATCGCAGTGGTTTTGGAAGAATTTGAGTGACCTAAAAACATATTGATACCACCCATAACAGGTCCTGGTAATCCACACGCCTCCATAAAGGCTTCACCACAGTTATAGTAATTTTCAGGTTTATATTTTGTCTTAGTAGAGAACTTATCTTTTATACTACTTAACCCAATTTCTTTTTTCTTTAAGGCCATATTAAATTTCGTATTTATAGAATTGTTCCAAGTTTTCGAGTTTATCTTGGGCGTTTGCACGTTTCTCAATTAATTTATCCATTTCCTCAATATGTTGTGGATGTTCTCCAATACCAACAGGGTTTGTGAAATAAACAAGTAATGACGCTTCAGCATCTAACGTTTCGCTCTCATATTTCTTTTTAAGAGCCTCGTACATTTTGTTTTTAATTTTGTCCATATTATTTAATTAAGATTATTAGAAAATAAAGAGGTTGGGTATCCATATAAACAAAGTACCCAACCTCAAGTTATAAATTAAAATGGTAAGTCTTCGTCAGGTGCTTCCATTGACTGTGGGTCTTGAACTGACGCCGCAGAACCACCTACTGATGTTGTACCTACGGATGAATCACCGTAAACGTATTTCCCTGCGTCAGAGTCCCAAGTAGGAGTTTCTCCTCGAGCGATTGCCTCTAAATATTCGACAGGTTTTTTTGAATATACGTCATCCCAAGTTAGTTCATCACTTAACCAAGCCTTTTGAGTGTCAGCATCTTCATGTATTGGTTGTGGGTCATCATACATAACCGCTTGAATTACGGTATAAGGTTTACCGTTGTTCGCTTTTGTTTTGGTAAGTTCCAAGATAAGGTCACGACCTTTTTCAGCGTCAGTAACATCTCCTTTTGCTCTCCAAATTGGAATAATTTTATCCAAGATACCTTCTTTTTTGTAGTTGTGTTTGAATCTCCAGAACTTTGGTCCGTCTTGTTCTGCATCACGGTCAACTACTTTTACAATATAGAATAAACGTGAACGGTAATTTCCTGCTAATTTCTTATCCGCTTCTTTACCTGTAGCCATTAATTCTTCGTAAAGTTCATTAAGTGGTGAACGCTCGTTGTCGTTTTTACCTGGGTCATAAAGTTTTACCCATTTTCCATCTACTTGTACTTCGTGATACCATACTTCTTTGAAGGGTGAGCCACCGTCAGGTGTTGGTAAAATACGTAGTCGTTTTTGTCCTTGATTTTCTTTGTCGCCAAGAATCGCCGCAAAGTATTTTTTCATTCTCTCGTCCTGACTCATTTTTGAGCCAGAAGACGTACTTGACTTTTGTTGTTTTTCGTACTGAGCCAAAACAGCATCCATTGCATTTGTCGCCATAAATTAAAATGTTAAGTTGTTAAATTGTTTAAGAAATATAAGTGTTTTAAGGAGGTTGTCAAATAAAAAAGGGTGCTTTTTGGGCACCCTTCACATAATATATAATTTGAATTATTTGACTTCAACAGGTTTTTGATTACCAGGAAAATCTCTGAAACTATCTCTAACTTCTGATGGTGAAAAATCTTTAACTTCATCGGTTGTTAAAATATATTCATTTTTTCCTGATTTTTCCATTTCATCTTCCTTATCTACGAAGAAATCAGAAAGTTTTTGATTGTAAGGACCGGAATCCAAACTTCTTAATTCAAGTTTTTCTTGTGGCGTTTTTGGTCTGTATTTTTCAACTTTTGCTTCTAACGAATCAATTTTAGAAACTAATTTGTCCATCTCACCTAACTTACTTTGTAGTGTTTCCAACTGCCCAAAAAGGTTATTAAAATATTCCTCTTGTTTAGATTCTATATTTTGTTGTGATGTTACCAAATCAGTTATATCCAATTCTTCGGTTCCATCTCCTTCTTTTTCTTCCGATTCTCCTCCAGGTCCTATTTTTTCAACATCAGGGTCTGTCGCAGGGTCAATTGGTGTTGGTTCTGCCGGTCCTGGCGGTGGGGGTGGTGCTCCTCCGGGAGGTGGTGGAACTGCTCCTGCCGCTGGGTCAGCCCCTGCTAAAGGGTCTGCGGGTGGTACATCTGTCGGAGGTGGTACATCCAAAGCCTCTTGTTCTGTGATATATCTATTAATCTGATTATATCTTTTCAGTTCTTCTAAAATTTTTTCATCTACTCTCATTTTCTTATCCATTCAATAATTGTTTTATTCCTGATGCGGTTTCTACTTGAATCTTTTTTGATTGATTCATTGTATTATCTACTCTTTCGATAAGACCATCTTTCATTCTTACAGTGTAGCATTCTCCGCTGTCCAAATCACAAACTTGTTTTGAACCATTACCTAAATCTTTTTCGGATACCCTTGTATTCTTACCAAGGTAGTTATCCAATATGTTTTTAACTGAACTCATATTTTATTTTTATATATAAATATCACGATTTATTGTAAATTATAAACCTAAACTTTCAGCAACTCCAATTGCGTATTTATATGTTGCAATTCTTGTTGTTGCTTCTTGTGTTGGGAAAATGTTTTTTTCATAGTCGACGGTACTGTCTTCTATAGGCCAACTAGTTATTATAAATCTATCAATATCTTTAGATAAATCATCTATTTTAACAATTTTACCTTTATCATCTTTTATTGGTTGTTTACTTAGGATTTTTGAATCAACTTTGTCTTTAATGTAATTTATTGTGAAATCTAAGAAAGATTTTATGTTATCAAAAACGGCAGAAGTATATTGTATACTTTGAGCAGGAATTGTTAAACAAGCAAAACTATTGGAAAGTTTACTGTTTCTAGGTCCAAAATCTTTTTGTTGGTTATTTATTTTTATGTCTAATCTAACTCCACCAAAATTGTTTTCATATGCTCTGAAACCTGAATTTGTATTTGTATAATTCCATACTATAGACCATACAACATAATTTATTTTGGTTATAATGTTAGCATTAATTCCTAAAGACGATGTTTTTCCTGTAATTTCTTCTATCATGTCTTGGTAAGAATATTCTACCGGATTTGGTTTTGTAATACTTTCAAATTTTTCAAATTTAGTATTAGCACTACAAGAATCAGATTGTGATGGTTCGGCATCTGTTGTATTAGAACTAGATTTTTGTTTCTCTTGGTCCGTGTTTGCAGAAGGTGATTGTGGTAAAGAAACCGCTTGTTTGTTTTGAGTATATACTGTACTAACTAATGAAGTCAATGCCGCTTGTATGTAACTTTCAACATCAGGTAAACTAAAGATAGATTGTCTCACCCCTTCAAATTGAGTGGTAAAATTTCCTGGTTGTATGTTATGGTTAACACCCAAAATCATATACGAACCTGAAAACATTGGTATATGTCTTAAGTTAAAATACATCATAGGTTGTATCATCGCATTTCCTAACATTTGGATTGTACAACCATAACTTCTTGATTTGTATAGATTATATAACGAATTGTTTTGAGTTGATGCCCCTCTGTTTCCCGCTTGATTTGCCATGTCAGTAATCTGTTGCATGGATTCACTAGTTGCTTTACCGTTGTCTTGACTGACCGATATATTGGTAAATACATTTTGATTTTGAACCCCCATATCAACGGTAAATCCTACAACACGATTTGATTTTGCCCAATCTTTTTTACCCACTAAATTATCTTGTAAGGTATTTGTGTCCAACTTTTGGAAATAAATACCATCATCTTGGTAAGCATAATCGGGTTTATTTATCTGTGGATGTTCGGAGGGTTTACCCGCATAAAAACAAACTAGTTTTGGTCCTGAATTTCTATAATCAACATTCGGGTGGGTTCCAAACATATCGTTAGCAAATTCTAACGAATCTTCTATCTTTGGTATGGCGTTTTTAATTGGGTCTTGAACGTTGTAAAAATTAACATATGAAGGTAGTGCCATAACTTGGAAGTTATTCATCTGTAAAACAGATTGAATATAGTATAACAAGTTACTAGTTGCGTTTATATTAGTTAATAAATTGTTTAATTCAAAGATATTAACTAACACTTTATCTCCCAAATCTCGGCTAGCCCTATCCAATAATAAGACATCTTCAAAAATTGTTTTATATTTCAAATCGTAACCTGATATCCATTTATCATTAAGAGCCTTTAATGATTCCCATATATCTAATTTACCTTGATTACCAATTAATTTGGATGAAAAATTACTACCCTGTGAAAAATTCACGTCTCCAAGATTCTTTTTAAGTTTTGTAAATGTGTTTTTCAGAACTAAATCTTGAAACTTATTATTTGATTCTATAAATCTTGTTATGTCTGTTTTGAAAGTAATACTATCGTAGTTAGGATTTGCCTTTTTCTTGGATGCGTAAATCTTAATTAGAGGACATAAAGATATTACATTATCTTCACTAAATTCTATGTTATTATCTATGAAAAAGTCAAAAATTGTAGAACCACTATTTGTGTACTTAATACCTTCAACTTGCGAATCACCAACGTAAAGTAAAAGTGCTTTCCAAGCGTCGGGATATTGTGTCACAACATCAACTAAAGTTCTCGGACCAATCCCGTTTGGAAATGCATTAGGGGTATATGTTGAGTATGGTAATGTTTGTAATTTATCAACAACTGTATTAAACCCGTATGCTAAAGGCGTTGGTATTGTGAATGATAGAAGGAGTTGTTTGTTATATTCAGATGGATTACCATATTTAAATAAAATATCGTACTCCATAAATTTTTGAATTGTATATTTAAACGTTTCGTATTGTTTTTGCTGTAAAGTCACTACGTTAGAGTTAACCAACTTTATTGGTAATTTCATCATCTGTGTAAACATTAAATGAAAATTCATCAATACTGCAGTACTTTCAGGAACTTGTTCTGTTTGGTCTATTGGTAAAAATTTATATCTTGAACTTGAGAAGTTTAAAAACAATTGTTCGAATTGGTCCAATATTTCTTTTTTGAAAGTGGATTGTAATTCATCAAAATAACTGTATTCGGCGGTTTTGGTAAAATTTAAATTGTTTTGAGCCTCTTGGTCGTTTTTAATTTTCTTTATATATTGATTATATTGTGGTCTACCTATTTGTGAATTATCAAACCAACCGAAATTAGGGGCCATCCAAAAAGTTCGTACTGACCCATTGAATAATGCCTTATTATCTTTTGGTTCTATTTTTAGTTTTGGGGACGATAAAGTACTGTCGATATTTTCGAAACATTCGTTGAAGGACTGGTTAAAATTGCTCCCAACTGACGGTATCAAATAAAAATTAGTGTCGTTAGCATCATTAAGAGTTACCGAATACGAGTTTAATCGGAAACTTCTTTGTTCATTGTTTGGGTCGAAACCGAAAGGTGCTACGTTGAAGGAGGTTCTGTTTATAGTAAGTCCTGAATTTATACCATTTTGTATATCTGTATTATCGTATCCTATTGTTGATGATGAAAAGATACCCGTACCTGATGCCGAAGTAGTAAAAACACCATAACCATTAAAAAACACTGAAAAGTCATTAATTAGTTTTGGATAAAACCCAACATCCATTTCAGTGGTACTATAATCATTTATAGTGTCCTCAAACTGTAAAGTAATTCTTGTCTCGCCTGTAAATCCGCCACCGCTAAACACATATGTTTTTGTTGCGGCAGAAGTTGATGGGTCATAATTTTCTAAATAATTAAAATCACCCCAAATTCCGTCTAAGATATCAACATCGTCTTCAACTAATTTTTTATATCTATGCCATAAAGAACCATATTTCAATATCCAAGGGTATGGTAATTTGTGTACCGCACCATATTTTTTAAAACAAGCAAATAGATAATCTAACTCCGAGGTTACATTAGTCTCTAAAGTTTTATACTTTTCTTTTAAGGTCGCCAAAGGTAAACTATTCAAGAATAAATAAGCGGCCTCTTTGTAAGGATAATTTTGTTTTGTTCTGAAATTTAAAACTCCTTTCTGAATTGCGTTAACAAAATACGGTGTATTCAACATTGACGTGGTTTGCTCACTTATTAAACCACCACTATAACTTGAGTAAGTAACCGCACCTTCAGTAACTAATTGTTTTGATTTAGATTGAACGTTATCTTCAGACCTTAATTGATAAAAAGTTTTTAATTCCTGAGAATTTACATCACCATCCGAAAAGTCGTTAATGAATTCTCCATTTAGATAGTTGAAGTAGGTTACAGGTCTTTTAGTTTGACTTGTAATATCCTTAGTATCATAATTTGCAATTGCGTTTATAAAATTGTTATAAGTAATAACGTTTTTGGTAACGTTG